CCAATGTGTATCATCATATCACAGAGTTCCCAAAGTCCCCCATAGCCTCTCCAAGATACTCAGGCTACCTCAGAGTTTCTTCAAGTTTCTTTAAACACCTCCAAATCACTCACTTACTATTGTTAATTGTTACCTTATGCTACACTATGAGCCTTTAAGAGCCTTATGGTTACACCTTGCTACACTTTATCAAATCCTTACAGCCACTTCAGCTTTCTTTAAGTTTCTTATGATATCCTTCGCGTGTATGTGCGTATCCATATACTTTTTAGGGCTTTAATTCTTTTGTAATTCTTTTATATATTCAGCTTACTTTAAGAAACACTATGTCATACTTACACCATCAAGACACCGAGTTGGTGTTTATGGCTTTAGCCCTTGATTTGATTTTAACTTTATTGTTTCTTTAAGATTACTTTAAGTTTCTTATGGTATCATTTCGGTATCACTTGATTTAATGGTGTGTATATGACTGTATAATAGCTTTTTGCTTTACGGGTATATGCTTAATATAAGACTGATTAACTTCAGCTTCCTTTAAGTTTAATGTGGTACAATACGGTATCCAAAGTTTATTAGTTGATTTAAGCTAAAAGGCTTCAGGAAACTTTAAGTATCTTTATGATACAATTACAAATATCGACCACCAAACGGATTAAGTGGTTAAAAGGTTCGCACTTTAAGGTAACTTGAAGTTTAAGTATGATACAATACGATATTCAGTTTGAAGTCCTGAATTAAAGCAAAACTTTAGCATTGACTTAGGTGTGCTATATCAACCAAGCAACTAGATTATATCTATAATAGGCGAATTATGTAAACTATTCTGTTTATGTATTACCTTAGATTTGACACTATGCTCTAGTATAAATAAAAGTAGAAGTGATGACACCTCCTAGAATAGGGATTGTAGAATATTGCCCAGCCATAATGGACTGTAAGCAATTAATAAAAGACTACAATGGTAACGGTGGGTAAACGATAGCGAGAGGCTATTCTAGTGCAGAATAGGTGGGGAGGCTACGACCTTTGGAGGCTACTTCAAAGCGATATGCCAATAGTGAGATACCACCCTAGATAGTTTATAGTGTAGCAACTATATAACTCATAAAGTTATCGGGATTGTTGTAATCCTTGAGAGTTCTCAGAGCTTTCAATGGTTTCAACAGATGTGCCTATTTTGGCTAATGAATAACAAAGAAAAGGAAAAAGAATTATGAGTAATCAAATCGTAGAAATTAAAAACACAATGGTTGAGGCTGTAAGCCTTATGGAGAGAGCAGATATAAGCAGTAAATCACTGTTTAATCAAAGTTTAAAGTACCTAAAGAGTGTCTCAAACCTTAGTGATGGAGAGAAAGCTCTCAATGGTCTTGCAGATACCTTAGAAACGACAAAACACTATCAACAGAGAGTGAAGAAAATCGTACACTATGCAAAGATAGCAACAGATACAAAGCTGTTTATTGACGCTGAGAGTTTATTGTGGTATAACATAGAGAAAGCCTTAAAACTTATGGAACACCTTGCAGAACACTACACAGATGATGTAAGTAAAGTAAAGAATAAACTGAATAAACTTAGACCTAAAGGTATCAATGTAGCTACTCCAGCCGAGCAAAGAAAATACAATGATGTATTTGCTACGGAATTGGTGGAGTTGTATAAAGAGTATAAGCTTGAAGATGATGAAGAGCAAAAAGGTGTAAAGATTGAGAAAGCCTTTGAGAGCTTAAGTGCTGAAACACAGGCTAAACTTATAGCAAAGCTTCTTAAAGCTCAAAAGAAACTAGAGGTAGCATAATGACTACCTTTGCCTTTATTGTAATCCAAAGCGTTGTGGTGTTTGCCATAGGAATAACTAGAGTAAAAGGATAAATTATGGCTAGATGGCTCATACCAAAAATACACACATTAGAAACGAGAGAGGAGTGTAAAAAGCTCCTCGAAAATGGCTATACCCTTATAAATAATGAGGGATATACAGTAGAATTGCGACCTAACGGCACTCAAAAGTGGAGCAATCCAAACAGAAAGAAAGCTTACGACTTTACACATCCATATTATTGGCAATGTATCGACTTTGATGAGGGTAATACTTACAGAGAGCAGATACAGGATACACAATCACTATGGTTTAAATTCAATTATATGCTAGTATGGTGTGGGAGTAGATTTCTATAAACTTAAAAGTGGCTTAAGAGAGGACATATTAGAAAGAGCCTCTCTAAAGAAGCTAAAGAATAATACTATTATAATTACTAAAGATGATAGATAAAGAATAATAAGGAAAAACAATGAATAAGATAATTAGCTTAATAGCAATAGATAAGGTAACAAAAGGGCAGGTATTAACCAATCGTAAAGACTTTAAAAGATGTATGAATAGCTTAAGAATATTGATTAACACATCAAGGCAAGAAATGAAAACTAATCCTTTTAATAGTGAGGTAATGTTTAAGAATGAAATTCTTGATGTAATAGATACAATAAAAACTGAGTTCAATGTAACAGATGCAACTATTTGTGGTATTCTACAAGTCAATAAGCTCTTTATATACCATATGAGAAAGGTATGTGATAGATTGCTTAGAAAGATAGACAGACAGCCTCAGAGCCTCTTAAAAGACCGTTTAAGCTACATTACTTTAGTAAAGAATAATGTATTGACTCGTAAAGAAGCGGCTGCACTTTCAGGCTACTCTTATGAGGCTGTAAGTTCTTGGGTTAGAAATGATAAATTGTATGGTTTACACCTAGATAAAGCAGTAGCTTTTAGACACGCTAAGATTTAAGGAGATTAGTTATGCCAACTTTAACAGAAATGATTACTTTAACAGAAACGACTCGTGCTGAGGAAGTTATAGAACAGCCTAGTAAGCCTGAGAATTTATCTAAATATTTATATATTTCTCGTAATACACTACAAAGAGTGAAACAAATATGTAAGTTGCCTGAACACGATGCAAGTGCTTGGACTGAAAGGGTGTTTACAGGTTATAAAATACCGGTTCGTAATGCTCTAAATACCACAGAAGAAAACTATGTTAAGAATGCGGACTCAGGAGAGTTTTGGATTAATGGGAGAGACCAAAAGCTAAAATTAGGTAAGCTAATTAAACAGTTATGGGGTCGCTTAGACTCAACAGAAATTGAAACAGCAGTAACAAATTGGAAAGCAGTCTATACAGTTGATACAACGACTGTTAAAGTTTCTTCAGATATTGGAGAAGTTTACGATATTAGCAGTGTTGGCGGTAGCTGTATGGCTGGTCACGGAGAGTGGATGGCAATTTATGAAGAGTTAGGCTGTAAAGTAGCTTATTTACTTGATGCAGATGACAGGCTTAGAGCTAGAGCTATTCTATGGGACAACAATGTGTATCAAGATAACAATAAAAACAAGGTGGTAACTATACTCGATAGAATTTTCTTTCAAAAAGAGAATGATAAGATTACATTAGAGCGTTGGGCTCAAGAGAAAGGGTATCTAACTACATTTACTACTGATACGAGAACTTGTAAAGGTGTTGGGAGTGGTTTTGACGGTGTTCCTTATATTGATAATATGTACACAGTTATTAAGTCAGAAGTTGGCAATGAATACCAATTATCTAATGGCTATGGTGATGAGTATGATACCTTACAATCAACTGCTGGAAACTCAGAGTGTAACTGTGGTATTAGTGATTATGACAATGAAGATTATGTTTGGTGTGAAGATATTGAAGAAGATAGACATATAGATGATGTATATTGGAATAATACTCACGAGAGTTACTACGCTTATGATGATAATTTAGTCTATATGGATGATGGTTATTACCATTGTGAAGATGATAGATTAGAGCATACTGAAGATGAAGGGTGGTGTTGGAGAGAAGAGTGTACCTTAGCTTATGACAACGACTGTTGGTATAGTTCAACTAATCACTTAATTTACTGTGATGATATTGAAGAATATGTTACAGAAGGTGCGGCACACCTAGTTGAAGATTTAGATGAATGGCACTACGAAACTGATGGTCTGTACGAAGACAACACCGGTCACTATTGGAGTGACGAAGAAGCTTATATTGAAGCGAATGGAGAAGATGATGAATAAGGTATTAGAAGAAATTACAGAAACATTACGGCAAACACAGGGTGGTCTTAGAGAGACTATAAAAACCAAAGCTACTATGGAGGTTATAGGTAAAGGCTATATGATTTATAGTAAGAGTAATACTCCTAAACCAATGTTATGTGTTCACTTGGACACTATAAATACTCACAGACCTAAATGTAAAATCAAACCTCAAAGAGATTTTGAGTACGACGAGAACTTAGGTATCCTAGGACTTACAAAACATAGCCCATTAACTTGTTTAGGTGGCGATGATAGAGCTGGTGTATGGATAGCTATGGAAATGATAGCTTATATGGAGGCTTCAGGAGATTACAAATATGATATAGGTTTCTTTGAAGACGAAGAAATTGGCTGCCACGGCTCAACTGCATACAATAATGACAAAGCTGCGATACAACTTAACACCACTTGTTATATTGGTTTAGATAGAAAATCAACTAAAGGTGTTCAAGAGGTTGCATTGTATGGTGATGATAACAAGGAGCTTATGGAAGTATTCAATAAGTTAGGTTATGTAAGCGATATGGGAAGTGTTACAGATGCTTCAAACTTAGCTGGGGATGTTGCCTGTGTTAATCTTAGTATTGGTTACGATAACGAACATACAAGTTCAGAAGTTCTTTATCTCCATTGTATGATTGATACACTAGAGAAACTTAAAGCCCTTGATTTGAAAGCAACACCTTATTTAGCTGATTATGACCACTTCTACAACACTAATCCGTGGGTTTATGATTATAAGGAGGATTGGTATCAAGAAGAACTTGAAACAGAAAATGAGATACTTAGAGGTGCATTGGAAGCACTAAACATTGATGTAGATAAACTACTAAAAGCTCACGAGGAGGCTCTAAATGATTTTTAATCCTACAAAGCCACAAAAAGCTAAAACATATGGTAAAGATAAGATTAAAGACCTTTCAGGAGAGTGGGCTTGGTCTATCAAGTACGATGGGCATCAAGTATTCATTATGAAAGTGGGACATACAGTATCATTCTTTACAAGTAATTGGAAGCCTTTTGATATAGCTTATATTAGAAGACCTTTAGAGATACTTGAGGGTGACTTTATGTTAGTTGGAGAATATATGTATGGTATTGAAGGTAAGTTAGGTGCTAGAGCACATTCAACTAAGATTACTACATTCAGAACTAACTTTAAGAAAGGCTTTCCAAACCTAGTAGGAGATGAACACCTTACAAATATTAGAGTGTTTGATTGTATTCCAATGACTGATGCTGGGCATCTTAGAGTTGATACTCCTTTCTATATGAGAAGAGAATATCTTAATAACCTTGAGTTACCAAAAGGACTTAAAGCAGTTGAGTTTATGATAGATACATTCGATACTGTAATTATGAAAGCTAACACTATGACTAAGAGAGGCTGGGAGGGCTTGATGGCAATAAAAACTGATAGTCCTTATATGATTGGTAAACGAGTACACCACGCAGTTAAAATTAAACCTCGGCTAACAGCAGATTTACTCTGTATTGATGTAAGACCGGGAACAGGGAAATATGAAGGGTTGATAGGAAGTCTACTATGTAGAGACTCCTCCAATCGAATTGTTGCAGTAGGTAGTGGGTTGTCAGATGAACAGAGAGCTAAAACTAAAGCAGATTTCATAATGTATGTTGTTGAAGTAGAGTACGAGAAAATCGAAGATACTTACATTCAGCCGGTATTCAAATGTATCAGATATGATAAAAGTAAAGAGGAGATAGATTAATGAGTAAATTAGGAACAGGATTAGGTATCGGAATGGTACTTGTGTATTTAAGTTTAGCGGTCATAATGACAGCTGGTTGGGTTAATAACGTTATATGGTTGATTACAAATTCAGACCCTGTACCAAAAGGACAACTAATTGTATCAGCTGTAGGTCTTCTTATAGCACCTGTAGGTTCAATTCACGGTCTTTTGGTTTGGTAGTAACTTTACTCAACCACACTCCTTTAGAGATAGCTGATAAAGCTATTGGGAAGTGTTGGGATAAACCAAAGGACGAATGTGATGTTGCGAGGATTGAAAGAGTTGCTAATAAACATAAGCACTCAAGTACCATAGAACATCTTACCTATAATTTTGATATTGATGGTGTATCTAGGGCTCTTCTTCAAGAGCTAGCTAGACATCGAATGACTAACTTAAGTGTTAAGAGCAGTCGGTATACTCTTAAGGAACTTAAAGGTATACCAGCCAATGAACTTCACTTTGAATATGATAGGTTCTTAGTCTCAACAAAGAATGTTTATGTAGACTGTGCTATGCAAACAGCATTAGAAAATTTACATGAAGTAATACAAAAAGGTGTAAGTAACGATGTAGCTAAGTATTGTATGCCTGAAGCCTACAAGACAAGTTTAGTATGGACTATAAACGCTAGGAGTCTACAGAACTTTCTAGCTCTACGAACAAACAAAGCGGCACTATGGGAAATCAGAGAATTAGCTTATGAGATATTTAAGCAATTACCTCAAGACCATAAGTTTCTATTTAGAGATAACTTATATTTAGAGGACAAACTAACGGAGAACTAAATGAAAATAACAGACTTACAAGAAGGTATGTTTTGTACTAGAGATAATTGGGGACAAAGAGGTTCTCGAGGACTCTGTATAGGAATATATGGTGGGTCATTAGCTTACTTTAACAATGGCGAATTTAGCTCTAGGGTGCGAAGATTTTCTTCCGCTTTTAGCTATGATGACTTTAGACTATGTAATGTAAGAGGTGAAGACGTCCTACAGGCTGGCTTCAATAAACAAACGGCTCAAATAATGCCAAAGGAAAACACAATGAAATATGAAGATGTAAAAGTAGTAGTTATTACTAACAAAGATAAGAACCCTGTGCCATTCGCTAATGAAGAAGAGGCTTTAGATTGGATTGCAGATGTATTGGAAGATACTCCAAGAACAAATTTTACGATGTTAAAACCGTATCAGGAAATCAAACCTAAGAGAATGAGTTTAAAAGATTTGATTACAAAGATTATCTAATGAGTAATATTACTTTATTTGAAGATGGGAAATTAGTTGTAATGGATGAAGCTGTTTTCACGACTCAAAGAGAACAACTAGCTGGTATGGATTTGATGTTACTGAGTAATCAAGCTATTGATATAGCCTTACTTGAAGACCAAAACGAAATCGAAGAGCGAGTATTGGCTTTCAACCTTACTTTCGCTAGACTTAAAAATAACTTAGTTGCTGGAGCAATCGCTCAAGCCAAGCTGGATAGCTTAACTCAAGCTTAATCCTAGACATATTAGATAGAACAAAGGAAAATTATGAATTATTACAAGAAACAACCAAGCAAACAACAAGGTATGATGGGTAACAATAACTTTAAGTTAGTTAAAGCAGACCAATCACCATTACTTCAAAAGAGTGCAAACGGAGTAAGATTTAAGATGGTGTTAGCTCCTAATGGACAAAGATTTGCAGTAGTTGTACACAAGAAAGGTGACTTAAAACCTTATCGCAACGAGGATAGATTACCAAAGGCAGTTAGACGACACCGTATAAAAGCGGCTTAGTTATGGTTGAGGTTCAAAAGAGGCTTGAAGATGAAGCATATAATGTATCGGTTATAAAAGCTAGAAATATCTTTAATAAAAGTACAGAAGATGGTAGAGGAAGTGAAACAAATGAAGGAATTATCCTCATAAAGAAGACGATACCGGAAGTATCACTCAAAATACACGAGTATTTAACCTCCAAGAGTCTTCGAGGAACTTCATTTGCCACTAGAGAACCTATTATGGATTACCTAGGGAACGAAGACACCTTAGCTTATATGGTATTGGCTTCAATTATGAACAATGCATTAGCAAGTGTCAATGGTAAATATCCAACTTATCACGTCCCAATCCTCGTAGTAGCTAGGACTATTATGGGATACATCAAACAAGAGTATAAACTTGAGACTTTTAAAGAGGAAGCTCCAAGACTTAACAAGTATATTGACGAAAAGTATAGAAAGTTGAGTGTTAGAAGACGAACTAATAAAAAGATGATGCTAGGTAAGAAGAAATTAGAACTGAGTAACCCTGATAACACACAAGGTTTAACATTAGGTGTTAATCTTATTGATTGTGTAATAAAATCAGGTGCTGGGTTGGTTCAAACAGTTACTATCAGAACTAAAGGTAAGAAAAAGAGAACTTTGTTGAAGCTAACCGATGGTGCTCAGGCAATTATAGAGAATATGAAGGATTTAAGTCCTTTCTTTACCTATAGTTACCCTATATTCGTAGTGAAGCCTAAGGAATGGATAGAGTTTAGTAGTACCGGAGGGTATTACCAAGATTACCTCGATATAGATTTAGTTAAAATGCATAACGACAGAGTGAATAGGAAAATGGTCAAAGGTTATTTCGATAATCACCCTGAGTTTGCTAAAAGATATTTCAACATTGTCAATGCGGTACAAAGAGTTCCGTGGCAAGTTAATACAAAGGTACTTCGAGTTTTAGAAGAAGTGTATGATAAACATCTAGTGGATTTCCAAACCGATTACTCGTTAATAGGTGGATTACCAAGTGATGACCTTCCAAATCCTTATGATATTATTGAGGCAGTCGAATACGACAAGGAAAATTACGAACCTTATGCAAAGTATAGGGAAGAGTTAATGAAACTTGAAGATAAATTCGACACATTAAAATCAAAAGGACTTGTTGTCAAGTTAGCAATGTCTACGGCTCGTAAATATGAAGACTTTGACAACATATACTTTAGTTATCAAGTGGACTTTAGAGGTAGATTGTATCCAATACAACCCCATTTAAATCCACAAGGTGCTAAGGTAGTCAAATCGCTACTTATGTTCGCAGAAGGTAAACCTCTTGACTCTCCGGAAGCCATTAAATGGTTCTTAGTACACGGAGCTAACCTCTTTGGTTATGATAAAGAGCTATTCCCTGAGCGTATGAGTTTAATGGAGGATATGAATGAAGAAATTATACAAATTGCTAATGACCCCTTGGGAAATCTCAAGTGGACAGAGGCAGATGAACCCTACCTATTTTTGGCTTGGTGTTTTGAGTATGCAGATTGGGTTGCTGACCCTAGCAGTTTCTTATCTTTCCTACCAATTGCGTTAGACGCTACCTGTAGTGGGATACAAATATATTCAGGTTTGATGAAAGACAATAGAGGCGCTGAGGCAGTCAATGTTGTTAATCATAATAACAATCAGATTATAGCTGATATATATGGTGATGTTGCGGGCTGTGTTAATAAGTATTTAGAACTTGGAGATTACGAGGATGTTATAAACTATAGCACATCTGATGGAGTCCAACGAAGTGTACCTACAACAGCAATGGCTCAAAGTATGGTGGGTAAAATCAATAGAAAGATTACAAAGAGAAATGTTATGACATTCCCTTACAATGTATCAACCTTTGGTATGAAAGACCAGCTTATGACAGACATATTAGACGATTATGAAGGGACTGAGAAACAGTTTTGGACAGGAGAGAAGTGGATAGCCGCAACTTTCCTAAGTCGTCTTAACTACCGAGGAATTGGTGAAGTCGTCGAAGGAGCTGTTGTATGTAGAGATTTTCTTAAGGATTTAACAAAGGAAGTTATCGAGAAAGGAAGTCACGTGTTTTATCGTACTCCAATCTTTGGTTTCCCTGTAGTCCATAGGATAGTTAAATATGATACAACAAGAGTAACAACAGCATTAGCCAAGCTTACTATAAGAACACCAACAACCCAGCTAGATGCTAGGAAGATGGTAAATGGAATAGCACCAAACTACATTCATTCATTGGATGCAGTATTGATGTTTAGAACAGTTGAAAGGCTGTTAGCACGAGGAGTAACTGATTTTGCTTTGATACACGATAGTTATGGTGTTCACGCTTCAGATACAGAGAAACTAGCCGAAGAGGTTAGAGAGTCTTACATAGAGTTATTCGAGGACGACCCTTTATATAACTTTGTGGAACAAGCCGCACCTTTTAGAGCTTTAGAAGCCAAAGAGATTGTGATTGGCGACTTAGATTTAAACGAGGTACGAGATAGTGATTATATCTTCAGTTAGCATTGGTTGCTAAAAATAAAGTAAGACACGCTGTAGTTAGGGCTATTGAGGGTATTGAAAAGATACCTAACTTAGAACTTAGGCGCAATGCTTTAGGAGCAATACTAGATATTGTAACGGAATTTCGAGACTCTTTAAGTCTTGATGTAGGTGAGTTAACAGCTCTTATAGAGATTAAAAACAACAAGGAACAAACAAATGATTAAAAATATATTCGGAGCTAAGAAGCTTACAGGGATTTTAGATACATTCACAAAGGTACAAGATGACCTTATCGGTTTCATCAACGGAAATGGTGACGAGATTAAAGTTCTTCAATCAGAGTTAGCTACTGCAAACGCAGAGCAAGTACAAGCACAACAAGCATTAAACCAAATTAACAAAATCGTAGGGAGCAAATAACATGGCAGCAATTAAAAAACCATTCACAGTAAAAGGCACGAAAGTTACATCACCAAGAGGGGACGCTTTATGGGCGAAACTAGACAAACCGGACAGAGAGTATAATGCTAAAGGTCAATATTCAGTAGACTTAGTGGTAGACCCAGGGGCTCAAGGAGTACAAGCATTCATTGACAAGTTGGAGAAACTTAGAGATACTGCATTTGAGCAAGCAAACGAAGGGAAACCTAAGAACAAGCTTTATACTAAGCGCCCTGTATTTAAAGATGACTTTGATAAAGATGGTAATGAGACAGGTAACATTGTATTCAAGTTCAAAATGAACAATGTAGACGATAGACGTCCTGGGCAAAATAAAGTAATCTTAGTCGGGCCTAAAGCCTCTGAAGGGGAAATCCCAATGGTGCAAATCGGTAATGGCTCTTTAATTAGATGTGTTGCCTTTGCTAACCCCTATGCAATGAGCAGTGACAAAACTATCGGAGTATCTTTAATCCTAGAGAAAGTACAACTACTTGACCTTGTAAGTTTTGGTGGTGATGACGACCTAGATGATGAAGATGGTGAGTTAGATTTACCTAACGATGGTTTAGGTGACGAAGATGTAGATGGTGAGCTACCTGATAATGACGACGAAGATGGCGACTTCTAATGTTAACATTATGTGAACAAATTAAGACTAAAGAACTAGAGCTAATAAGACTGCGTAATATGCAGAAAGGCTCTATTGATATGGTGGATAGCTTGCGAATGGCTATACTAAACTGTGGTGGTGGGGCTAAGCTACAAAATGAAGCACTAACTATGACAGTACAAGAGCTCTGTGATGAACTCGGTACTAACGGCGTTCGTTTTATGTACTGCGAAAGAGTTTAAATGGCAATAGGGGATATACATTCCCTTGAGCTCCCATACTTTATTACACTAGGGAAGACACGCCATAGTTGTAATTTAAACAAATATCGTCAAGCACATTACAGAGTTACAAATGCCCTTAAGAAAGAGTTTAAGGAAATAATAACAGATGCTGTATTAGATTTACCTGTTATGGAAACAATTAAGATACATTATATAATTCATTACGAGAACAAAAGATTGTTTGATATTGATAATATAATGAGCGTTATCTCAAAGTTTGCTCAAGATGCCTTAGTGGAACTTGGACGACTTCCGGACGATAACTATCGACATATCGTTCAAATAACAGGTACAGTTGGTACTATAGATAAAAAGAACCCTCATATAGAAATGAGAATAAAAGAAATTTAAGGAAAAATAAATGGATGATGAATTAGAAGATTATTTAGAATACCTCGAGACTTATGCAGTAGATGATGGTCATGATGTAGGTTGGGTAGAGTTGGAGATAGTACAGACAAAAGGGATACTATCTTCTAGAGATGAAGAGTGTTTAGAGAGAGCAAGGGAGGCACAATGTGGCAAGTAATCAAACAGAAGATAACGGTGAATTTAGCTATCATACTTCTTGCGATAGCTGTGGGTCTACTGACGGCAACGCAGTATATACTAACGGTAGTGCCTATTGCTTCGCTTGTGAAGCTTGGACTCCTCCATCGGATGACGGAACTAACTCACGACCTCAAGCGACTAAGAGAATGGCTATGAACTTACTAAGTTATGATAGCAGAGAACTAACTAATCGAAAGATACCGGAGGCTATTTGTAAACAATACAAGTATGGTATCGGTTCTATGGGTGGTAAGGTGTGTCAGGTAGCAACCTATTTTGACAAAGACCGGAAAGCCGTAGCACAGAAAATTCGTTTTGCCAATAAAGACTTTAAGTTTCTTGGAGATACTAAAGATGCTATGATGTATGGACAACAGTTATGGAGTTCAGGTGGAAAGAAATTAACAATTACTGAGGGAGAGATAGATGCTCTCTCGGTTGCAACAGCTTTCGATGGTAAATACCCGGTGGTATCACTATCAACAGGAGCACAGAGTGCTAAGAAAGAAATAGCAAAACACTTAGAATGGATTAGTAGCTTCGAGGAAATCTACTTATGGTTTGATAACGACGAACCCGGTCGCAAAGCAGTAGATGAAGTAATCAATATGTTACCGATAGGTAAGGTAAGGATTGTTAGACATAGTGAATACAAAGATGCCAATGAACTATTAGTTCACAGAGGCAAGTCAGCGATTGTTAATGCGTTTTATAATGCAGAAGAATACAAACCTGAAGGTATATTACTACCTAGCGAATTGCTCGAAGAAGTATTAAAGCCCATTGAGTATGGAAGACCTTGGATGTTTGAGAAGATGACAAACATTACATATGGGAGAAGATTAGGCGAGGTGGTAGCACTTGGCGCTGGAGTATCAGTAGGTAAGACTGACTTTGTAACTCAGAGTATAGCTTATGATTTGAAAAATAATTATAGTGTAGGTACATTTATGTTGGAGCAACAAACAAGAGAAACACTCTTAAGAATTGCTGGTAAACTAGATGGACAACACTATCACTTACCTGATAACAACACAGACCCTAAGAAGCTTGAAGCAACTATAACAGCTATCAACGGATTGTATATCTATGATAACTTTGGTAGTATTGATTGGGATACGATTAGCGATAAGATAAGATTTATGTATCATAACTATGGTGTTGAACATTTCTATATTGATAATCTCACAGCCCTTAATGCTCACGCTCAAGATGAAAGAAGAAACCTTGATGGACTTATGGCAGATGTAGCGGCTTTAGCAAAAGAGCTAAACATTTGGGTACTTGTAGTATCACACCTTAATCCACCTAAAACAGGTGCGGCTCACGAAGCTGGCGGTAAGGTAGAACAAGCACAGTTCACAGGTTCAAGAGCAATTATGCGTTGGTCAAGTTTTATGTTAGGTGTTGAGAGAAACACAATACACGAAATCCCTGAGGAACGTCAGAAAGGATTGGTACGGTGTATCAAAGATAGATTTAGTGGTAAAGCCACAGGAGTTACAATCGGTTTCATCTATGACCTAGAGACAGGTATAATGATGGAGTCAGATGAAGTAGATGGCTTATTGCCTGATGAAGATACTGAGGAGGATTTTTAATGCTGGTATATGATTTAGAAACAAATGGTTTATTAAGTACAACTGATACCATTCATTGTGGTGTTGTATATGATACAGAAACAAAGATTACAAAGATGTATTCTTCAAGACCAATGAAGGGTACAGATGGAAACATTGATGAAATGATTGCACACCTAAAAACAGGAGATACTCTTGTAGGTCATAATATTATTAAGTTCGATAATGCAGTTATTAAGAAACTTTATGGTGTGGATTTAGATGACCACTGTAAAATGTTAGATACATTAATCCTCAGTAAACTTATGTATCCTGATATGATGAAGGAAGATGCTCGTAGGTTTGCTATGCCTCCTAGACTTAAAGGGTCACACTCTTTAGGGGCTTGGGGATACAGAACTAAAACTATGAAAGATGATTACTCAGGTGGTTGGGAAGAACTTAATCAAGATATGTTTGATTACTGTAGACAAGATGGTGTTGCTACTAATGCAATACTAGAAAGATTTATAGAGAAAGGGCTACCGCCACAAAAAGCTATAGACCTAGAGCAACAGTTTGCTAAGATTATTGGACGTCAAGAACAGTACGGAGTTGGGTTTGATGTTAAAGCAGCTCAGAAACTTCATATAGAACTTGAAGAAGAAAAGGAAGCTATGATAGCTGAGGTTCAGAGGAACTTTAAGCCTTTAGGTATCTTTACTAAGAAGAATGAAATTAAGAATAAGTATAAGAAAGATGGCTCAATAGCTATGGCTTATCAAAAGCAACTTGATAAAGGCTTCTACTTTAAGAAAGATAAAGAGGGTAATGACGTATGGGGAGTTGATGTAATTACAGAATTCAATCCCGGTAGTAGAGCACATATTGTATATTGGCTTGGAGAATTATATGGATGGGTACCAACTGAGACAACTGAGAAAGGAAATCCTATAGTTAATGAGGGTGTTCTTAAAGGTCTTGAATATCCTGAAGCAAAAGTCTTAGCTAAATACTTCAATGTAAGTAAGTTGCTCGGACAGCTCGCGCTCGGCCCTCAAGCTTGGCTTAAGGTTGTAGGAGAAGATGGAAGAATTCACGGTGGAGTTGATACACTAGGAGCAGTCACAAGACGTTGTACACACAGTCGTCCTAATATGGCACAAGTTCCAAGTGTTACAGCATTCAAAGGTGCAGAATGTAGAGCATTATTCAAGGCTGGTAAAGGTAAAAAGATTGTTGGTTGCGATGCATCCGGACTAGAGCTTAGAGTATTAGCACACTTCTTGGCTAAATATGATGGAGGAAATTATGGACGAACAATACTTGAGGGGGATATACACACAGCAAATCAAAAGGCTGCTGGGCTTCCAACAAGAAATAACGCTAAGACTTTTATCTATGGGTTCTTATACGGTGCAGGAGCAGCAAAACTTGGAGAGATTGTCGGAGGTGGATTTAAAGAGGGCGATAAGCTTAAGAAACGCTTTCTTAGAAAGATCCCAGCAATCGCAAAACTTGGAGATGCAGTTGTGGGTGCTGTTAAAGCACGAGGCACTCTCAAAGCCCTTGATGGAAACCCTTACACTATCAGAAGCGAACACTCAGCATTGAATGTATTGTTACAGGGTGCTGGTGCATTGGTAATGAAGTTTTGGTTAATAGAATATGATAAACAATTACAAAAGAGATTTAAAGTTGGCGAGCAATATGAGTTTGTTTTAAACATTCACGATGAAGCTCAAGTAGAATGTGACGAGGATATAGCTGAACAAGTAGGAAAGATAGCTGAACAGGCTTTTGAAACTATTAGTGATGAGATAGGATTTAGAATTAAACTCGAAGGCGAGTCAAAAATAGGAGATACTTGGTATGATACACACTAGAGGTTGGGTAGGACTCCCACAGTTTTCAAAGGATATGTATCAAGAGAGATACTTCCTAGAGGATGAAAATTATACATTATGGTTAGATAGAATGTCTATGTTTGCAGATGACCAAGCTATGGTAGTTAGAATACAAAGGTATATAAACAACTATTGGTTCCACCCAAGCACTCCGGTATCATCTAATGGCAATGCACCACAAAGAGGTTTACCTATTAGCTGTTACGTTAATCAGGTTGAAGATAGTAAAGAAGGTATATTTGCCAAGTTTACAGAAAACAATTGGTTAGGAGCAGAAGGTGGAGGAATTGGAACAAGTTGGAGCAACGTTAGAGAGATTGGGGCGAAGGTTGGAGCAAACGGAGAGTCTAGCGGTATCGTACCGTTCATCAAGGTCTCAGATAGCAGTACACTTGCAGTCAGTCAGGGAGGACTTCGACGTGCTTCACAAGCAGTTTATCTCGATGTCTCTCACGCTGAAATTGAAGAGTTCATAGATGTTAGGAGACCTACAGGTGACGCTAACAGACGTAGTCTTAATGTTCATCACGGCGTGGTTATTAGTGATTTATTTATGGAGGCAGTCGTTAACAGAGCTTCTTGGGATTTACTAAGTCCTAAAGATAACTCAGTTGTTAAAACAGTTGATGCCTTTGACCTATTCAAGAAAATACTTATAACTCGTATGGAAACAGGTGAACCTTTTATAATCTTTAAGGATACTGTAAACTCTATGAGACCTGATGAATATATACAGGCGCAGTTTGAAGTTATAATGAGTAACCTTTGTGCAGAGATTGCATTACATACAGCTCCGGATTATACAGGAGTATGTTGTTTAGGCTCAATCAACTTAGAATATTATGATGAATTCAAAGATGATATGGAACAGTTCTTATATGATTGTAATCGTTTCTTAGATAATGTTTTAGAGAGCTTCATTAACCTTACAGAAGGTAAGATTGGCTTTGAGAACGCAAGAAAGTCTGCTATCAATGAGCGTTCATTAGGTCTAGGTGTTATGGGTTTTGCGGGGTTATTACAAAAGCGTAACTTACCTTGGGATAGTCCAATGACTAAAGGGTTAAATCTACAGATATTTAAGGACTTCAAGAGATACAATGAGTATGCTAATCACTTAGCGGCTGTTAAGTTTGGTACTTGTCCTCTTAGTAAGACAAGAAGAAATACACACGTATCGGCTATTGCACCAACGGCTTCTATAAGTACATTATGTAATGGTAGTAGTCAAGGTGTTGACCCTAGATTAGGTAATAGTTATATACATAAGACTAATATAGGTACATACACTCAACGAAACAAGTATCTTTTAGCTCTCCTAGAGAAACACGGAGCAAACAATGAGACCATTTGGAAGTCGATTGTAAGGAATGAAGGCTCGGTTGCACACTTAGATTTTCTGAGTGACTATGATAAAGATGTATTTAAAACTGCATATGAAATAAACCAGCATGTGATTATAGATTTAGCTTGTGATAGAGCGCCATTTGTAGACCAATCACAGAGTATAAACGTATTCTTAGGTGCAGATACTCACGTTGAAAACCTATATAACCTGCATATAAGAGCTTGGAAAGGAAGACTTAAGTCATTATATTACTGCCGTTCTACAGCGGCTACAAGAGCTTCTGCTGGTACTCAAGAGCGTCAAATAATTAGCTATGATGAATGTCTATCATGTCAATAGTAATGAAAATACTTATGTTTAATTACATAACTTTCTTATTATTGGCTATATTGATAGTACCTATAATCTTAATAACTCACGGAGTTACAGGTGCTTATGAAAGCATCTATGAGAATAGAGATTTATCATATAAAAGATTTAATGAAGTTAGAAAAGGATATTATAAATGAGTTTAATAAAACAAACAACTAAATACCCAATGTATAAGCCTATGAAATACCCGTGGGCTTACGACTATTGGAAGACACACGAAAAGATGCATTGGACGGAAGAGGAAGTTGCATTAGCTGATGATGTTAAAGACTTTGCCCAAGCAAGTCCTGAGGAGAAAGAGTTTCTTACTAATGTATTGAGATTGTTCACTCAGAATGATATTATGGTAGGGGCTGGATATGATGTAATGCTTCGTATCTTCAAGCCAACTGAGGTACAGATGATGCTTCGAACATTCGCTAACAGAGAGAATACACATATCTCTGCTTATGCGTTACTAACTGAAACACTTGGGTTTGGGGATGAAATCTATTCAGAGTTCCTTGATATTCCTTTGATGGAAACAAAGACAGAGTATATTGATAAAGCCAAAGTTAAGAAGTTTGAAGATTACAAAGCTGATGGTATGACCAATGCTGAGGTTGATAATCAATTCAGACGAGGGGTAGCTAGAATGTTGGCTGTATATGCTGGGGCTACTGAGGGTATCTCATTAATGGCACAGTTTGCTATGTTACTGCAATTTCAATTTCAGAATAAGTATAAAGGTGCTTGTCAGATAGTTGATTGGAGTATCAAAGATGAAGCTCAACATCAAGAAGGTAACTCAAGACTGTTTAGAGCGTACATAGAAGAGAACTCTGATATTTGGGATGATGAACTTAAATATGAGATATATGAGGCAGTTAGAGAAATAGTAGCTTACGAAAAAGCTCTTGTAGACTACTTAAATCCTCCTCATATGGATAAAGAATTGATTAAGACTTACATTGAGTATATGGCAGATAATGCTTTATCTTTATTAGGGATGAAAATCAATTACAATATCAAAGAGAACCCACTTCCTTATATGGAAGAGGTTACAAATGGACTTTCTCTAGTAAACTTCTTTGAAGCTAGAGTTACAGATTATGCTAAGGGTGCTTTAACAGGCTCTTGGGACGAATTAAAAGCAAAGGTATAACAATGATTAAAGTAGCAAAATGGAATTTCGATAGAAACAATACAAGTTTCGATGTAGAGTTAGAGACAAATATGTTAGCTGAAGAAGCTCAAGAGTTTAAAGATGGCTTAGTAGATTACTTCAATGCAATCAAAGGTATTAACCAAGAAGCTATCCTAGATGCTAAAGTAGAGTTGGTTGATGCGTGGGCAGATTTTAACTTTGTCTTTCAAGGAACTAAGTTTAAAGCCTTAGGTACTATGATAGACTTTAGTGGCGTGGAAGAAACAGAACAATATATGTACACATTACTTAATCAGGACTTACAAATTAATGGTGCTGTACTTGAGAGAGCATTAGATGCTGTAATAGTAGCTAATGAAGCTAAAGGAACTCAGAAGGTAAATGGTAAGATACAAAAAGGTGACGATTGGGTAGACCCTAAATCACAAATTAGAATGTATCTTGAAGATGTTTAAGAAAGCCGATGAAGGGAAGCCTATGGTTTCTCTTGTTGAGCCGGAGTTTGTGTTAGGTACAGCAAAGATACTAACATTTGGAGCAAATAAATATGGTAAAGACAATTGGAAAACAGCTAAGACTAAAGATATCGAGCGGTATAATGATGCTTTACTTAGGCATCTATATGCTTATTTGGGAGGCGAAAAGATTGACCCGGAAAGTGGACAGTCTCACCTCTATCATATAAGCTGTAATGTAATGTTTCTTGATTACTTTGATAGACAGCTACAATTAAATAATGATATTGAACAACTAAGATAAGGATAAATAATGACAGCACTAATTGACGCAGATAGCTTCCTATACAAAATAGGATTTGCTTTAGAAGAGACTTTTGAGAAAGAAGATGGTACTGAATACCACGTTGTAGACCTAGTAAATGCTAAGGACGCTATAGATGGATTGATAGATGGGATACTATTTTCAACCGACTGTGACGATTATGAGCTGTGGTTAACAGGTAAAGAAAACTTTAGGTACGAAGTTGCTAATGATTTAGCCCACGCTTACAAACATAACCGTAAGGACTCGAGGAAACCTGATAAGTTTAAGGAAATGTGGGATTATTTAAGAAAGACTCACAAAGCTAAACTAACTCCATTCTGTGAAGCAGATGATGTAGTGGTCACTAAGAAGACCGAGACTCCTGATGATTATGTATTATGTGCAATTGATAAGGATGTATTATATCAAACAGAAGGAAGACATTACAATTATGGTAAAGATGAATTTGTTACAGTCACTAAAGAAGAAGCTATACACTATGCTTATTATCAAACCCTTGTTGGCGATACAACAGATGGTTATAAAGGTGCTTATAGGATTGGGCCTAAGAAAGCTGATGTCATCCTCGGAACTCCGGGACAGTTTGACGAGCGACAGCTTTACGCAAGAGTTCTTGCTACCTATAGAAAGTGTAAACAAACTAAAAAGGAAGCACTTGCTACAATGAGATTAGCACAGATGCATCAGCTTGAGCGAGTTAACGGTAAACTTAAGTTAAAATTATGGACTCCTCCAGCAAAAGGAGAATGTCAGATTGATGCCTTACAGTTTTGATTTAATAGTTGGAGTGGCAATTATTACAAATACTTTTATACAAGTCACATGGTTTATAAAAACCTTTAAGAAGCCCAAGAAATAGGGCTTTACGGAGCGTGATGAGATTAGAGTGGACATATTAGAAAGAATGGCTCTTAAAGAAGCTTAGAGAATTATTATTATAATTACTATAAATATAATTAATAAATAAGCTAAAGAGTCTTTAAGTATAGAGTTTGTAATCTCTCTCAGGTAAACTGCGGACTGACTACTAAAATTACATAAGGATTTATTATGGCTAAAACTATAATACCAATAAAGAGTTCGGATTTAATTCAACAATTAGAGTTACGATTTCCGGATAAGCTTGATGTGGAAGATGCATCACCTTTTGAAAGAGGGAAGAAAGCTGGAGTTGTAGAATTACTACGAGAACTAAAACATAATTTAAAAGGAGAAACTGTGAATAAAATTACAGTAAGTGCATAATGGGCGGAGGTGGAGGTGGTGACACAGTAACAAGTGTTAAAGCTGACTTACCTGATATGTTTAACCCTGTAGCCCCTGAGAGAACCTCAGCAGAAGCTATGCCGGAGAACATTGACAAAGCATTATTTACAGGTGGTGCTAAAACAACTGCCGATGAAAAAGCAAAAAAGAACTTAGGGACTTCGAGACTTGTTATTCCTTTAGAGGGTGCAGCACAGTCAGGTGGTTATGAAACCCCTAGAACTCCAACAGGAGTAGTATAATGGGTGGCGGTGGCGGTGGCTCTCACATAACTGAGTACGAACCTACAAGGGTAGGTGTTGATAAACGACGTTACGGCGAACTAAGTAAAACCGGTATTCAGAGTATTGACCAATATAAACAGTATAGTAAAAGCACTAAAGGACGTGGTAAAACCCAAGCTGACTTTATGAATAGAGTTAATGTTATGGAGTCTTATAATACTACTGACAAAGAAGGTAACACTATAACTAAACAGCGTCAGAAGATTGGTAATAATGGACAACCTTTGTATAAGATGGTTAATGATACTGCGGCTTACGGTAAGTACACCAAAGGGCTTGGAGGCGCTACATACGATGCTAAATGGAATAGATGGAAAACATCTACCGGTGTTGATATGGAAGCGGCTCTAAACGATTGGAGTAACTACGCTGGTGAAAGAACTGAGATAGCTGAATATGGTGCTAAGGAGACTCGTAGAAAAGAAGCTCCGGATGAACTTACAGGTACTTCAGGGAATGTAGATTATTCGTTGGCAATTACTAAAGACGACGATAAGAAAGAAAGCTCAGTTGGAGCTATTGAGAGTTTTGATACTTCTCCTAGTACAGCTTCAACTAACCAATCATTAGGAATTTATTAATGGCAGAAGATTTTAAGACAGCCCAAGAACTTTTAGAAGAAGCGGGTCTTAAGTCTCTATTCGATAAACGTGATGGCGATAGGATTACAACTCTTAAGAAAGCTAGAGACTGTAGTAAGATGACCATACCTAGTGTACTACCTGACGATAGTTTTACAGAACAAACAGACCTACCGGATACTTATAATTCGTTAGGTGCTCGTGCTGTAAACAATTTAAGTAACAAACTATTACTAGGATTACTGCCTCCAAGTTCGGCTTTCTTTAGATTAAGACAGTCACAAGAACTTGAAGAAGACATTGAAGCCGGTGCAGAGCCTTCGAAAGAAGATACTGCACTTGAAGCTCAACTAAGTAACCTAGAAACAAAAGTGATGAACAAAATTGAAGGCTCAGGAATGAGACCTATTGTACATCAAGCGTTTGTACATTTAATTACAACAGGAAATGCGGCTCTATTATACGATGAAGGTAAAATGCATATGTATAAGGTAGATGCTTATGTTGTAATTAGAGACTTTAGTGGTAATATTACAGATGTAATTCTAAAAGAGAAGATTGCTTTTGAAGCACTTCCTGAAGATTTAATGAATAATATTGAAGTTACTGAAGAAGAAAGAAAGCGAGACATAGAGTTATATACTAGATACATTAGGCAAGGCAAGAAATGGTTAACATACCAAGAAGTTAAGTCTGTTTTAGTAGATGGCTCAGAACAGTCTATAGAAGATAAACATATGCCTCTTATGGTTCTTAGATGGTCTAAGATAAATGGTGAGCATTATGGTCGTGGTTTAGTTGAAATGCATCTAGGGGACTTTAGGTCTCTTGAGGGATTAACTCAGATGATGTTAGAATACTCAGCTATTGCGGCTAAGGTAGTATTTGGGATAAAACCAGGTTCTGTAATTGAACAAGATGAATTAGAAGATGTAGAGAATGGCGGTGTTGTTATTGGAGATTTGGAACGTGATGTTTCAAGACTCGCAGTAGATAAACAAGCTGACTTACAAATCCCTATGAAACTCGTTGAAGAGATTACAAGACGTATTGGTGCGGCTTTTCTATTACAAAGTACAACAACTAGAGATAGTGAGCGTACAACAGCATTAGAAATCCAATTCTTAGCTAGAGAACTTGAAGATGCCCTTGGTGGTATTTATAGTATCATAGCACAAGAGTTTCAATTACCATTAGTTAATCTTCTTATGCAAGACATGACGTATGATTTAGGTGATTTAGTTGAACCTACTATTACAACAGGTCTGAACGCTTTAGGTAGAACACAAGATTTAGAGAAACTAAGACAACTTAATGGCTTAATCGCTGAAGTTAATCCTGATTATGTAATGAAATACCTCAATATTGAAGAGTATTTAGTTCGTATCGGAAGTGCTTTAGGTATTAAAGATGTTAAGAGCTTATTCGTAAGTAAAGAAGAAGTTGCCCAAGAACAACAGGGTCAAACAGATGCTGGTGTGCCAAATGTAGCACAACCGGAACAACCACAAGGATAATATTTATGGCAAAATTACTAACAGATGCAAGTTACGTTAAAAGAGATAAGAAAGCAGAGGTAGCGAAAGCTAAAGCTGGAAAAGCAAAACCGGGTTATATGGATTTAACTAAGCCCAAAGGTAAGTAAGTATGGCAACGGAGGTATCAGGTGAAACTCCTGAGTTGACTGAACACGAACAGGCAATGGTAGATTTAGTGGATAACAAAGAGGCAGCTTCGGCTGGTTCTGTTAACCCTGAAGATGCTCCGGAATATATAGAGCCTACAGAGGAAACTCCCTCAGAAGATGAAATTGATTACAAAGCTAAGTATGAAGAATTACTAGCTGGTAAAGAAACACCTACTGAGGCTCCTGAAGGGCTTACTATTGAAGATACACCTGAAGAGACACCTGAAGAGACTCCTGAAGAGACACCTACTGAAGTTGAGGGTACATTAACTCCTGAACAAATGAGTAAGTTTAATGCAGAGTTTAATGCTAATGGTAAGTTAGCTGAGGGTTCTTATGATGAATTAAGTAAACTTGGTTTATCTAAGGCTGTTGTAGACAGTTATATTCAAGGTCAATCTGCTATTCAAGAAGCTCAAAATACTAAAGCATACTCTGCTGTTGGTGGTGAAGAGGCTTATGCAGAAATGGTAGCTTGGGCTAAAGATACTTGGAGTCCTGAACAGATTTCTGTATTTAACTCTCAAGTGCAGAGCGGTAACAGTGACCAAATTATGTTTGGTGTTGAAAGTTTATCGGCTCAGTTCAAAGCGGCTAATGGGAGTCCAATTCCTAAAAGAGCTCTTAGTGGAAGCACACAAGCTTCTTCAGGTGGAGCTAAAGGTTATGCAGACAAAGGTGAAATGTATAAAGCAATGAGAAACCCAATGTATGGGAAAGATGCTTCATATACTAATGCAGTTGCAAAGAAAATAGAACAAAGTTCGTTTTAAGTCGTCTATCGGGGAAGATTGTCTCTTCTTGCTTCCCTAGGCATAATGGAAGAGTATTTAATTAAATAACACAAGGAATACATATGGCTATTACAGCAAATGGTTTTACACAAATTGAGGGCGCTGGAGACAGAAAAGCCTTAAATCTTAAGGTTTATTCAGGTGAAGTTCTTAACGCATTTGATAAGAAAAATATTGGGCTTGACCTAGTTAAAGTTAGAACAATCGCAAACGGTAAGTCTGCACAGTTCGTAGTTACAGGTAATATGTCAGACTCTGATGTAGCAACACACACTCCGGGTGCTGACGTTTCTACAACTAACATGCCTGATAACGAGAGAGTAATTCTTATTGAAGATTTACAATACGTTTCATCTTTAGTAGATAACTACGAAGAGAAAATGGCACACTTCGAAATCCGTGGTGAGTTGGCAAAACGTTCAGGTGAAGCACTTGCAACTAAAATCGACAAGCAAGTATTTGCTACAGTATTAGCGGCTACTCAAGCAGTAGGTGTTGCGGCTCAGCCTGATGGCTTTGAAGTAAACAACGATGATATTGTTGATGGTGCTACAGCAGAAGATAAAGGTGATGCAATTCTTGCTACTATCTTTGCAGCTAAAGCTCATTTAGAAGCTAATGATGTTACAGGTGACCCTATCTTTGTAACTGACCCAATTAACTACTTCAATGTTGTTCAGTCTGCTAAAGCAGTTAACAGAGACTTCAATGATGGTGGTAATGGTTCAATTGCAAAAGGTAATGTAATTCAAGTTGCAGGTATCTCTATTGTAATGTCTAACCACTTTGGTAAAGATACAGCAGTAGATGTTGCTGGTACAGACAAGAAACTCCAGGGTCTATTGTTTACATCAGATGCTGTAGGTGTTGTTAAGCTTATGGACGTAAGTTCAGAGTCTAACTACATTCCTGAGAAACTTGGTACACTAATGACATCAACGTATGCATTAGGTATGGGTGTTCTTAATCCAGGAGCATCAGTAGCAATCACAGGTGGAACTGTATAGAACATTCGGGGAGCTTAGGCTTCCCTTTGTTTTCTTTAAGAGGTTCTAGGAAATTTTAAACAAAACAAAGGAGAAAGTTTGAATTTATATGAAGGTGTTAATACTCTATTAGGAGCGATTGGTGAAATTCCAATTACAGATAATACGTCAGCTATGGAAGCAGATGCTACAAGTGATGTAGGTATGGCTAGAGATGCATTATTATCTATGAGTAGGTCAATACAAGAGCAAGGCTTTTGGTTTAATAAAGAGAAGGCATACCCATTAGTTCCGAATACAGATGGTTATATCCCAATTGGAAATAATATATTAAGTGTATATAGTCCTACATTGATAGTAAAAGACCACAAACTTTACAATACAGAGACAAGGTCTTACTTATTTGAAGATACACAAGATGTAGATATTATATTCAACTTACAGTTTGATGACTTACCTAATGTTGCTGCTGATGCTATTGTAAGAGAGGCGTCTACAGAGTTCTACAATAATATCCTTGGGGATACTCAGGAACTTAGAATACTTCAAACCAATGCTGAGAAAGCGCAGGTGTCCTTACAGAAAGCTCAAGCTAAACATAGGAAAACAAACCTAATTGCTGGGAGTAGATTGATTACTAGAAGTACAAATCCTACAGGAGTTAGATAATGGCATTGATTGTTAAGACAATTCCTGGAGTTTATGGTGGTGTGTCTAATCAAACCGAGAGTCTTCGTAAGGATAATCAAGTATCAGAAATGATTAATTGTAATCCTTCGCTAGTTCTCGGTACTACTAGACGACCAAATGTTGAAGCTGGTGTAATATCAATCCCTGATGATGCTAGTTTTATCTATGATTATCAAAGGAGTGGTGATGAAGCGAATATTCTTACCGTAGCTACAGATGGTAGTATGACTGCTCAAACAATAGGAGAAGGTACTAAGACTATTGTAGTTGACCCTGAAGTTAAAGAATATTTGACTCACAGTGAGCCACAATCTCTTAGTGGGATTACTATTGGTGATACCTCTTATATAGTTAATAGTGAGCAAACCGTAGGTATTTCATATGTATCTACAAGTTTAATGCCGGAACTAGATGAAATCTATAGAAGTGATGTAACCTTAGGAGAGAGTAATTCAGAGCGTATAGCTTATTATTGGCTATCAAGAAGTTCTAATGATGCTGACCATCCTTATAATTACACGGCTGAGCTAGATGAAGTTAAGTATGAGGCTGAAAGCGATAAAGCTGATGAAGCGGCTACATTGTTAGCGGCAAAGATTAAGTATGAAATGGAGACCACAACCTGGAGTGCAGTTGCAGATGGAACAGACGCTTTCATTCTTACAGCGGATACAGGAAGCCCTTTTGAAGCTGAAGGGTTTGACTCTAATGATAATATTTCAATGGAGGTTACTGAGCATCCCGATAAAACTGAATGGATGATTAAGATTGTGCAGGCGGACTCAGAGTTCGATAGTTATACTCTATTTGCTGGCGGCTCCTTCTATACTGTTATTGCTTCTACAGTTGAGGATGTAAGGGATGAATTTGTAAATAAGATAAATGGTAAAGCCTTATCTTTAGTAACTACAAATAGAAACCCTAATGGCTATAATGCTGAGGCTATAGGTTCTGTGTTAAAGATTTGGAAAGATGATTTATCAGACTTTGAATTTAACTATTGGGACTCTTGGGGTTCTTTAGCATCCTATGGCTGGAAGTTAGATGTTGGTAAGCTCCAAGATTTACCTTCAAGTTTCCCTTGGGATGGGGCGGTTGTTAAAATCAATTCTAGCGATGGAGATACTACTACTGATTATTATGCAGTTAGATGGAAAGGTACTTGGCAAGAATATACTAATAGAGCAGAATTCGATGGTACTGATAGAAAGCTACCATTGTTGAACAATATGCCTATTGTTGTTGAAAGGAAGGAAGATGGTACATTTGAAGCTCGACTTTTAAATACATCTGACCAATTAAAACCACCTCTTGTAGGAAATGAAGATAATAATAAAGACCCTTATTTTGTTGATAAGAAGATTAAACAGTTATTTTATATCAATGGTAGGATTTGTATTGTAGCAGGTGATGCCCTTACATTCAGCCAAACAGATGTTCTTTGGAATTTCTATGCGTCTACTATTATTAATGTATTAGATGGAGATACAATAGAAGTTAAGATTGCTTCTGAGAAAGTCCTCGAGATACTTAGGGTTGCTATATTCCAATCAGGTCTTTTAATTATGACATCTGAAGGACAATACTTATTTAATACTGAACAAGGTATAACACCAGCAACTGTAATAGTAAATAAGTTGAGTAATTACGCATATAATGATAAAGGTGGTACGGTTTATGATGGAGATAGTATTGTCTTCTCAGGATTTACCGGTGATACTGCTAGACTCTACAGATACCGAGTTGCTAGATTGACCTCAGAGAATAAGGCTATTGATTTAACTATTCAAATTCCAACTTACATTCAAGGAACAGTAATGCAAATTACTAACTTTGTTGAAGATGGTACTCTTGTAGTATTAACTGAGAACTCTAAGAAGCTTTATTTATACCGAGAGGTTATCTCAGGCGACCAAATGGTTCAGAGTTCTTGGTACACTTGGGATTTTAGTAACATACTTTCTAGCGATATATTACATATAATGGTTATAGACACTTATTTGTATCTTGTTGCTACAGAAGGAGTCTTTAAGTTGCCTTTAGGAATTCAAGTCTTTGGTAGTGATTACCGCCATGAAGATGTTGGAAATATTCCATATGATAGTTCAATAGAGTTAACAAAATGGAGACCAAAGAAAACTCAAGCACAAGTACAGACACCTCGTGGTCGGCTACAGTTGAGGACAGTATCAGTAGCTATAGAAGGTGAAGCTGTCTTAGACATTTACAAAGAAGATAGGGATTTTACTCAGAATAAACCTATCAGACATAATAGAAGTATCAACGTATTAAGTAATACAGATAAAACAGTTCTGAGTATAAAAAATGATGGTTTAAAGCCTTTCACAATTAGTGGTATCGCATTTAGTGGTACGTACCGTGAAAAAGGTAAAGAACGAATATAGGAGATTAAATGGCAGTTCCTTTTGTAGAGAACTATAATGGTGATGGTAGTAATAGGATATTTACAGTTATATCTCCTATACTATCTGAAAGTCACGTAAGAGTAGACTTTTATTATGAAGATGTGATAGGTGAAGGTTATACAGACCATCACATAACAAGTGGTAATTGGGATATTATCAATAATAGTGTTGTATTTAGAGTTCCTCCAGCCGCTGGATATATTGTAAAGATTTCAGTAAGTTCAGATGGTGAGGGCTTAGATACTGCTCCAAGTGATGTAACAAATGTTGCGGCTAGTTTAAATATGATAGTTGAACTTGCTAATAATATGGAACACATAGAAAAAGTATACTCTGTTTCAGATGCTCTTGAGGCTCTTTATACAGACAAAGACGAATTAGATGCAGTACATGCGGCTCTAGCTCAAATTGAGTTTAACTACAATAATATTGACATAATCGCTGGTGCTGAGGATAATGCCCACGAGGCTCAACTTAGAGCTTGGGAAGCTAAAGCTAATGAAATGTCAGCTAATAGTTTTGCAAATGAAGACCATAATGTAAATGTAAAGACATATACAAGTAATGGTGATGGTACTTTTAGTCATTGTGATTGCTCTTTCTACTCAGCTAAGCATTGGCAAGTAGAAGCATTTAATGCTGTTGGGCAAGAGTTAATAGATGCTGTTGCTAATAATACAGCTCAGATTGCTTTAAATACAGAAGCTGTTAACAATCTTGCAAGTTCTCAAGGAGAAGTTGAAGGAACACAAACGAGTGGGTATGTATTAGATAGAATTCCTGATGTATTTACAGAAGTTCCTATTGATACTATAGTCCCCTCAACTGATGATGAAGTATTTGAAATAGATGAGAGTTCCAATACGATTACATTTAAGAAGAACGCTAGTTATAGTTTAAATCAAACTCTAACTTTAGAGTCCCATACAAATGGCGAGCGTACTATTAATTTTAGAATAGTAGATGTATCTGATGATACTACAGTCTATACACGCGAGGCTATAGTAGAAACTACATCAGGGGATATAACTATCTTTAGTATGCTTGGGTTACTAACTATAGGTAAGAATGGTTTTCCAAATGCTCCGGTTACTTTAAGACTAGAAGTAAAAGAAGATACAGAGAAATATTCATTAAAGAAATTTAATAGCGTTATTACCTCTAGTGCTGATTACGATATACAAACTAATATAGAACACGCTGCTATTATTGGTGGTATCATTGATATAGAGCAAGGTGAAGCTATTGGTATTATAGACACTATGCGTGAGTATCCAAAGACTAGTAGAGTTGGTGAGTTGGTAATGATGACAGGGTTGACTCCGTTCAATGATTGTCTTAAGGCTGATGGTACACTTTACAAGAGGGCGGATGCTCCTAAGCTTTGGGAGTATGCTCAGACAAGTGGAAATCTAGTTACAGATGAAGAGTGGCATATTAACAGAAAGGTTGCTTATAGCGATGGTGATGGCTCTACTACTTTTAGAGTTCCTGACTATCGTGGGGAATTTATAAGAGGCTTCGATGACGGAGCTGGTGTAGATGCTAATAGACCTTTTGGTAGTTTACAGATGGATATGATAAAAGAACATAAACATCCTGAGTTATCTCTGAGTTGGCGTGCTATATTCAAATCGGACACAGATAGGTATGGTTGGTATCGAAATAATAATGGGTACACCAAGCCTGCTCAGACGAGCTTTGGTGGTAAAGAAACTAGACCTAGAAATGGTACAGTAATGTATTGTATAAAATATATATAAGAAGGAACTAAATGAGTTTAAGTACAGATATAGCTAAGTTTACAGACTTAGTACAAAGTTGGGCATCTAAGGTGTCTGACGTATTCTATAGTGACGTAGCACAAGATGTTACAATCAAAGTTATTAATGATATTGGTGATATAGTAGATGTTACCATCCCAAATCATAAGAAAATGCAAGACACCTTCGCTACTTGGCAAGGTAATATTAATATTAAGAATGTAGGTGGCACTGTTGTTGCAGATGATGACACACCTTTAAGTGTCGATAAGTTTGGAGGTTTAACCCTAGCTGAATATAGTGAGTTATACAATTCATTCTTCGACGAGAGAAGTGTTAAACTAATGCCTCTTAATCAAGGTAGAAGTATGCCCTCATATCACTTTATGGCTTTTGTAAATAGAGCAAATAAGATTATGTTTTGGGGCTACAATAATGGTGGTTGGGCTAATATAAATGGGGCGGCTAACGCTCAATCTATGCAAGAATTAAATCAACCGGCAGAGCAACAAGGGATAGAAATAGCTAAGATTTGGGTTGTTGGACGCCATATTGCAATCTTATATGTTGATGGAAAACTCTATGGTAGAGGGTTACAATCTGAAGGGCACTTTGGTATTGGTAATACAGCACAACAAAACACATTCGTATTAATGTCTACTAATGTTGTTGATTACAATACATCAAGTCATGGTGACCAAGACGAACAACCTAGTGCTAAGATAATCAAGACTGATGGTTCTGTATGGAGTGCTGGTGATAATGGGCATGGAGAGTTAGGTATTGGTAACACAACAAATACATACACTTGGACTAGAGCTTATAATCCAAATGATTATGCAGGAGACAAGGCTATCAAGGTAGTTACGGAAGGGGATAATGTAGCATACACATCCATCCTAACTGAAAATGGTAATTTGTTTGTAACAGGATATAATGGCTATGGACAACTAGGTACAGGTGATACAACTAACCTAGACACTTTCACATTAGTAGACCCTTCTACTTTTAACGATGAAGCTATCTCAGATGTTATTATGGGGAGTGGCTATACTGATGATAAATATACAAGTGCTACTTATGTTATTACAGCATCAGGTAAAGTTTGGTGCACAGGTTATAATGGTTATGGTCAATGTGCTGATGGTACTACTGACCAACGAACTACTTTCAGAGAAGTAAACTATAACTCTAATCACGATGTATTAACAGACCCTGTGCGTCAAATAGAAATTGGGTGGCATGCAGTTTATATGGTAACTGAGGCTGGAGAGTTATATTCAGTTGGTAGAAATAATTATGGACACTTAGGTATTGATAATACCACAGACCAAACGTCGTTTCAATATGTTACAGATAACGTTAAATTATTACATCAAACAATCGGCGCAGATGCCACGGATTACCCTTCACTATTTATAGTAAAGACTGACGATACTTTGTGGTCTTGGGGTTATAATGCACACGGAGAGCTTGGTTTAGACCATACAACTCAGATGAACGCGCCAGCTCAAGTAAACTTTACTGAAGTAGGTAAAATTGAGTCTTTTGGTACTTCAGGTTACTCTAGTGCGAATGCAACATACTTTAAGCTAACTGATGGTAATTTATATGCTTGTGGTTATAATGGATATGGTAACTGTAATGGTCAAACATCAGATACATCTTATTACTCTCATTTAACTAGAGTACACTTTTAAGGAGTCTTAATGGACATTTACGTAAAACACGGGTTTAAACAAATAGTTGGAGATAAAGTATTAGGTACTTACTCAACAGGTGTGGAGGTCTCTACGGAGACTCCGGAACATTACGATACTTATAGACTTCGTGACAACGATATGGAGTTCTATAATGATAAATTAACTGCTTGTATAAATGCAAGAGTTAGTGCGTATGCAGAGATTAATCAAGATGACTTAAGGTTTGATGATGAAGTTAATGGTACAACTCTATGGGTTGACACAATTAAGGCTATTAAAGAGAAATACCCAAAACCTACAAAGCCTGAGGAACTCTAATGGGCTGGGTTGCTAGTCTCTTCGGAGGCGGTGTGGTGAAATCCATCGAGAATATAGCCTCAGAGTTTATTGAAACAGATATGGAAAGTGCAGAGGCAAAGGCTCTTATGGTTAAAACCTTAGACCCTAATGGACTTATGAGACGAAACATATCAACAAAAGTATCTAGTATGTATGTGGTGTATATATCGTTAGTTATGGTGTTAGTATTAATGCAATCATTTGGGTTTAAACCTGAGGAAGTTAAATTAGCTATTACAAGTCTAACAGATTTATTTGTACCTATTACAACTATGTTTACAGCAATCGTTGGCGCATCATTTGGTGTTAATGGTTTAAATGCCACTAAAGGGAAATAGTGAAAGAAGAAGAATTAAAGAACCTTGTAGTTGAGCATGATAAACATATAGACCTCATGGCTCAGTCAATCGAACACTTAGCGGGTGCTGTTGGTACTACTACTAAGAAATTAGATGATGTTATAGATGTGATTACTAAACAAAATATACTAATGGAGAAATTTCATAACCTTGAAGAGAACCTTAAAGAGTCCTTTGATAGGGTACACGATAAAGTAAGACGCATTGAAGAGGCTCAGAGTGGGGAAGGATGTACGGCTTTAAAGGTTAATGCCCAAGCGGATGAAGGTCGTGATGCACGATTAAAGAAGCTTGAAGCCTCTCAGACTTGGGTTGTTAGGGTGATTATAGGTGGATTGATTTCCGGTATGATTGGTTCATTATTTATATTAGCAAGGAGTTAATATGTTTAGTTTCGGAGACCATTCTAGATTAATACTAGATACGGCTGATGAGAGACTTCAAGCACTATGTAATGAAGTTATAAAACATTATGACTTTAGTGTTATTGAAGCTACACGTAGTTTACAGCGTCAAAAAGAACTCTACGAAAGTGGAAAGTCTCAGATTGATGGTGTTATTAAGAAAGGTAAACATAATTATATGCCAAGTTTGGCTATTGATGTATTACCATATAAGAAGGGTCACAACGCGTTTGATGGCTCAGATGAGAGTGAATTGATGTTTTGGAGGATGCTATGGCATTTTAAAAGAGCTTCAATCAAACTAAGAATTCCAATCACCTTTGGTGCATTTTGGAGTTTCAAGGATTTCCCTCACATAGAGTTGGCTTAGGTCTCTCAAAGGGCTTTAGGAATACCATTGGTTACCTAGAGTCTTTTAAAGAGTTCTACGCTCATTAGAATTAGTATTAGGAGGCACTATGAATATAGTTAATACAAAGAGTATAATAGATGGTGATAGTTATATCGTATGGTATGATTTCACTTTTAACAATGACGAAGGTATTTTTATCTTACATATGCAAGGGGATAGGAAATTACTAAAGATGGTTAAGCATTTAAAGTCATTCGAGAAGACGATATATTTCTGTGAAGGATTAGATAATGTATGGAAAAACCATAGACAGCTTGTAGGTCATTTCGATGATACGAAGCAAGAGATTTTTAAGTTTGTGTGGAAGGATAAAGATGCTAGGGTATTCTAAGACTATTAAAAGCTTTAACATGACTGAACAAGAGGTACAGCAATTTGTACATTTAGATAATGTATTGATTGATGAATTCAAATGCTATACTTTATTTACCAGCCCTATTCATGGGATTGGAGTTAAAGTGTTAAAAGACATTAGGAATGGTGAGGTACTAGATGAAATATTCGTAGATGCTTACCATAGGTCTTTATTAGGGAGATTTACTAATCATAGTGATACTCCTAATTGTAAGTTTGTAGGTGTTAATTGTGTTGCTTGTAGAGATATAAAGGCAGATGAAGAACTCTTAGTAGATTATGGCGACCATTATGGGAAATGAATTAGCAGTAAAGGATTTAACTAGTCAGTTAATTGAACATCCTGATTGTTTTGAACTCCCTACTAAACATCACTTTGTTGACGGTATGTATTGTAGGGAATTATTCATAGGTGCAGGTACTCTATTAGTTGGAGCAACTCACACTAAAGCGTGTTTAAACCTTTTAACTGAAGGTACTATTGTAATTAGCAATGGTGAACAAGAAGTTACACTTAAAGCTCCTCAGACATTTATAGGGAGGGCTGGTGTTCAAAAGATAGGCTATGCTCTTACAGATTGTGTTTGGGTTAATGTGTTTCGTACTGATACTACAACTGTAGAGGATGCAGAACGAGAACTATTCGTAGAAGAAATATTTAAGGAGAATTAATGAGTGCAGCAATAGCAGCAGTAGTTGTAGGGGTAGCAGGAATTGGCGTAGGAATGGCAAGCGCAAGCGCGGCTAATAAAGCGGCTGACCAACGAGCAGAGGACGCAAATTTTGCAAATACACAAGCAGCTAGTAGGAGTCGGGATTTAGCGGCTCAAAACGCTAAGAATAGAAAAGCAGAGTTATTACGTCGCTTTGATATAAAGAGCGGAAAGATGAAAGACTCTAACCAACAAATTAATATGGGACTTGCTACTAAGCTTACTTCTTTTGAATTAGCTTATCAAAAAGCCTCTAGTGTAACAGACAATGCTCTAGCGACAAAACATATAACAGGACGTCTTGCTAATAGAATGCGGAGTGCTCAAGCGGTACAGGCATCAATGAGTAAATCAGGTCTAATTCAAGCTGGGGAACAATCACATAGAGAAATTGGAAGTAAGCTTGAAAGCCTATTGATGAATAAAGAAACTGAAGACTCAGGTATAGATGTTGATTTATCAAATAGTATAAATGGGGCAAACAACCAAGAAGTTAAAGGATGGACAGCTAGCACATCTTCAGGTTCCTTAGGTGTCGCTAATGCGGCGATAGGCGGTTTAGCACAAGGATTAAGTATGTATAGTTCCGCAGCAGGGGCTTACAATTCTTATAAGGCAGGTACAGTAAGTACAGGAACAGCTCCGGCTGTAAATACAGGAGCATAAGATGGCTGAAGATTTATTAAGTTATAGTACGGGTACTTTAGGTATACCGGGTAGGTCTAATTCAGAATTTATTAGGGCGGAAAAGAAAAGAGATACAAGAGTTGTAGCTGGTAAAACAGATAATGGTAATCGTGATGCTGAACAATGGGGTAATTTATGGAGTAACACAATGGCAGCTGCCAAAGGCTCTTTATCTATTGTTAAAGGTATTAATGACCAAAAGATTTTAAAGAAAGCTAAAGAAGATAAATATGATAAAGAAGTTGAAAGTTCTGCTAAAGTGGCTATGGCTAAAGACCTAGTTTCATTTAATGCGACTGAGGCTTCCATTAAAGCCCAATATCAAGCGTTCTTAGATGACCCTAGTACATTGGATGCGGAAGCACAGAAAGAACTCCTAGCGTCTGTATCAGACGAACAAACAACAACTAGAATTGCAGCACAAAATGCTAAGATGAAAAAGTATGTGGAAGATAATATGGATGTTTGGGGCAAAGGAACTGCTGATAAACTAAACAACTATTGGGCGGCTATTGCACACCCTAGTCAGAAAACTGTTCTTAACTCTATATTAGCTAAAACACAGAAGGCAAATATTACGGAAATACAAGAGAATGCTTATGCAGCCGTGTCTATTTCAACAACGAAAGATGATGATAAGGCGCTTGAGGAAGTAATTAGTGACCACGCAGAAACATTTGCAGCTCAGTTTGATAGAAATGGTGTGCAAGTTAGAGGGTCGACTGTGGTTGCTACTGCTATGCTAACAGCTATGGATGAACATTGGGATGATTTAGGTACATTACAGAACAATAAGATGCGTGTAGATACCTTAATGTTAAAGGATAAATATGGTGATGATGCTGATTGGCAGAAAGTTCAGATAAAGATTGATAAATTGATACACGATAAAAAGAGTAGAGATTTAACTAAAGCCAATAAGATTAATAGTGCTAAAGCTAAAGCAGCTAAAGACCTCTATAAGAATGCATTCCATCAAAAGTTTCCTGTGGTTGGATACAAGAATACTGATGGTAAAGCAGCTAATTATAATAATACAGCTGTGCATAATTATAATGATATAATGATGCCTGATAGTATGTTAGAGTTAGTAACTAAAAAATTCACGACTGAAACAGGTGTTGTTATGAAGAACTTGGTGCGTGATGAAGTAGTTAAATGGAAAAAGTACCAATATAAAGAGTTCAAAACAGACCAAGTGTTTGCTGGCGGTATGGATAATGTAGACCCTACACTAATTCAAGATGAAGATGTAAAAGCTCTCGCAACCAAACGCATTACAAGTCAGGTAGCTCAAGAGATACAGAATAAAGATTGGGGTGGTTTAACTACTCGTATGAATAGTCAAGCTACTATAGTAAAAAAACAAGTAGGACAAGTAATTGGGCAGATGCTATCACAAGTAGATGTTTCAACTCCTGAGGGTTTCGGAGCAACTAAACAAGCTTTCCTAGATGCTAGATTAGCTATGGGTGAACAACTCTTTGAGTTTAGTATGACACCAAAAGATAGATTACAATTTGATATAATCACAAGTGGTGTAGATTATAATATGGCGGCAAAAGCACTAGAGTATATATCATCAGGTAAATCATTACCAAATCGTGAACAGTCTGCTGATGTAAAAACATTTATTAAGGAGCTTCCTGTAGTTTTTAGAGAAATGGCAAAGAAGACCTATGATACCCTAGGCATTATGAATGTTAGTGAAGAGGTATCTTTGGAACGACTCAAAGCTTCTATGAAGCCTTACTCTCAAGACCTTGGGGATATAACTGTCACGTTTGCTTCTCCTAGAGCTATGGAGAATATTGGAAATACTAATGTGTTACAGCAGTATCTCAAAGATACGACTAGAGGTAATGAAAATGCTATAGGAGAAGGGTTTGTAGCTAAATATTTAAGTGATGATGAAATTACTATTGATATTAAAGCTAATGGTACAACATTGGTTTTATATGGTAAGGATAAAACTAAGCCCTCATTTGTATTACCACAGTATAAAGAACACCTTAAAGAATACAGACGAGCTAAATTAGTAGAACAACAAAGAGTTACTGATGCTAAGAACGAAGAAATATTCCAAGGGGTTAAAACTCAATATCAAGCTTACAGAAAAGAGGGTAAATCACACCAACAAGCCATGCATCAATTATCAATAGATGGGTTTAGTATCTTTAGAGGTACCTTTGAAGTTAAAGCCTTACAAGCGCAGTCTGAGAGATTGTATGCTACTTGGGGAGTAGGGCCGAAGTCTGACGGAGCTAAGAGAGAGCCAATAAGTGCTTATGAAAGAACAATAGCAAAAGAGGATGCCGAGAAGGCTAAGAAGTAATCAATAGGAGGTTAATTTGATTAATTATAATGATGCACCTAGTGTGCCAAAAGTAGAAGAAAAACAAGGTGTTCTAGAGTCATTAGCATACACATCAAATGCCTTATACTCTGCCGTTGCTAATAACACGGAAGAGGGTATAACAGTTGATTACCAAGAGGGCGCACGTGAATTCGCTGGGTTAACAAAACCATTCAAATGGACAAACGAAGATGTAGCTGAAGAAGCATCACAATTGCCTGAAGCTTTCTTTGAGGAAGTAGGGGAAGTACGTACGTATGCTCAGTACCACGCACAAGTTGCTAGGTTCAAGAAGAGAAGTGAAGCTTACCAAGTTATGCACGAAGAACTTGGCACAGCGGGGACTCTTATAGGGAGTGTCGTAGTTGGTGCTATAAGTCCTGAGAACCTATTACCATTTGCTGGGATTAGGACAGTAGGGAGAGCCCTAAATGCCGCGAGAGTTTCCAACAAACTTGCTAGAGGGGCTATACAATATACTGTTGCTGGTGCTCAAGGTGTTATGTATGATGAATTATTTCAACAAGCTGCAGGTACTGATAGTGCTCATGAGAGAGTTATGGCGTTTACATTAGCTGGGGCTATCTCAGGTATTCCTAGTCATTTTTTAGATGTACCAAACCCTCACCCAACTAAAGTTTCTGCACACGACCCAATTACAGATGTGGATATTCCTCTATCTAAAGAAGATGGTAAGAATGTAGAAATTATAAATGGGAAGTTAGAGATTGATAGACAACATATAGTTGCTAAAGGACTTGAAGAAGATGTAAGTATGTTAGAGAAAGATGTACAACAACGTACAGCTCAACATAAACTTAATAAAAGTAAGATTGCTGAACATACAGAGTATGTTAAAGAAGCTAAAGCTAAAGTAGAAACCAATAAACGGGTGCATAATGTCTCCGTTTATCAAAAGGCAAAGAAAGCAGCTAAAGAAGCTGCCGCAGAGCTAAAGGATATTTCTAAGAAAGTTAAAGGGTTTGAAAGAACTGTTAAAGCTCTATCTAAGAAGAAGAACCTTACTGAAACACAGCAAGCAGACCTAGCGGCTTCTAAAGCTAGTCTTAAGGAAGCCGTTAAAGAAACTAAATACTTTAGTAAGCAACACGAGATTGCAAAGCGTAAAGAAACTAAAGCCTACACAAAGGTTAAAGGTTTAAAACAGAAAGACTATGAAGGTATGGAAGTTCAAGACCACGATACTCTTAAGATGGAAGCTGATGTAGCTCAAAGTAAACTTGAAGGTTATCAGCAGAAAGCTAAAACAAACGCTGAGATACGAGCTGTTAATGAGCGTATGTTAAAGGAAACTAAAAGTGCTCGTAAGAGTGCTCAGAAACTTAAGGTGACTGCTGAAACTAATGTAGCTCAGTTGGAACGAGAGTTAAAAGAACTAGAAGAAAAAGCTAGGTTTAACTTTGAAGAAGCTGGAAAAATGACAATGGAAGTTGGTGCTCTTGCTAAACGTATTTTAATTACACCTACAAGTAAAGTGTTTGCTGGGGATAATGTAATAGCTAAAGGTATTATGAGTAAATTAGCTCCACCTATGATGGCTATGAAAGATGCTGCTGGTAACTATGTTAAAACCCGAAAGACAGCTAGAGACTTCAAGAGACAATATGCCTCTCGTAGTAGAGCATTAAATCTTGTATTAACTCAATTACATAAACAAGCTAAGGAAGGCGGGTATGAAGGTACTTTATCTAAGTTCCATAAGGATACTCTCGCTAATTACCACACAGCTAATGCTCAATTTAGTAATAAAGCTTTAGAGAATATGCACCTTAACTTTGATGATGATGCTCTTATAAAAGCTGAAATCAATAAGAGATTGAATGAAGGGTCGGTGGAGTACAAGATACATAAAATAGACGAAATCAATTTAGGCTCTGAGGCAGTTGCACATTATTTTAAGTCAATGGCTAAAGATGGACAGGCTTTAGGTGTGAAAGGATTTGAAGATATTGTGATGAATGGATATTTCCCTAGGCATTTTGATAAAGATAAACTAGGCAAGAACCTCGAAGTTGCACGTAATAAGCTATATAATAGTATGCGAGTACATCCGGGAAATCAATTGATTAATGATGCTGAACTATGGGATAAAGTAGATGCTATATTTACTAAAGCTTCACACAAGAACATTATATCTCAAATGACTATACCAATGACTGAAGCTTCAAGTGTAAGTACAATGAATAAGCGTACAATATATTATACTGATAACGATATGGCAGAGTTTCTAAGTAATGATTTACTAGAGACTGTTGAGGCTTACAGCTATACTAATAGTGGTAGGTTTGCTTTACAGCAATCTATAGGTGCTTCAGATTTTGAAGGCTTCCAAAAGATACGTGAAGTTCTTACGGAGGGTGGTGCAACCGCTAAAGAGTTAGATTACATTCAAGTTGTAATTGATACTATTGCTGGTACGCGTGAAATTATGAAGAACCCTGAGTCTCTTAGTAATACTGCAATGAGAATTGTAACTAAGTCTAACTTTATGCAGTACGCTTTAGGTTTTGGCCTAACTGCTACTTCTGAGGTTGCCAATATTATTGCCTCTACAGGTTTTAAGAATACTATTGGTATGCACTTTGACTCAATTAGTGCCGCGTTTAAAGCTGCGAGGGGAGAACAAGATTTAGGTGCTCCTTGGATTAATGAGTTGAGAGCTTGGGGATTGTTTGGAGAGATTTTGGATACTCGACAACACCAAAGATTTGATGCAGTAGACAGCATTGACTCAACTATTATGATTGAGAAAATTATGGACAAGATTAATAATAGATTGGTTAGTCATGGCGGACTTGCACATGTTACAGAAGCTTCAAGAGCTTTAGCAATGGGTAGTGGGTTTAATATGATAGTTGAAATGGCTGGTAAGATGGAGTTAACTAAAGTTGACCAACAGAAATTAGCTAGACTTGGCCTTGATGTGGCAGACCTAAAGAAGATACAGCATCTAATTGATACTGATGTAATTAAGTATAATGAGAAAGGACATCTGACTGATTTTAACTTCCACTTGTGGAACAAAGGGCTAGCAGATGATGTACAAAATACTATTATGCGTCATATGGAGTCTACAATATTACACCCCGATGGGATGACACTACCTGTATTTATGAGTGACCCTAACTCTTTTGTTAGTAAAGTAATGATGCAGTTCTTTAGGTTTCCTATTGCTGCGCACGAAACTCTTATGCTACGTGGTATGACAGAGTTTGATGCAAATCAAGCTGTAGGTATTGTTAGTTCAATGATGTTGTTCTCGATTATAGCACAGGTTAAAGACCTTGGAGCTGGAGAAGCACGTTACGATATGTCAACTGATGAAGGTAGAAAGAACTTACTAATGTATCTAGGTACGAATGGTTTAGGTGCTGGACCTCTTATGAGTTATATGGAGAAAGCGTATGCAACGGCTACAGGAGAAGAACTCGCTGGGTCAGGACGATATGGCATTTCAAGTTTTCTTGGGCCGGCAGGTAATACACTACGAAAAGCTCAGACTTTCGTTAACGATGCCGGGTCAGGGGATTTAGATAGATTAGTTGAGGATGCGGTTAAACTAAGTCCTGTACAATCATTACCGGTACTTGGTAATATATTAAAAGAAGTTACAGATAAGGATTAATATGAAACAAAAGGCGAGTATGGAGAGCTTAAATGCTCTTCACGATGCTGTGGCTAAAAGCCTTATGGCTAATATCGACGACCCTAAGACTCTTGCAAATGCAATTAAGTTCTTAAAGGACAACGATGTAACAGCGGATTTAGTAGAGAGTGAAGACGTAAGTGACTTACAATCTACTATTAAAGAACACCTTGAGAAGTCAGGGACAAATATGGTGAAGCTATCAGTTGGTGATATGCTTGAGCTAGGAGCATAAAGTTATTGGAGGCTATATGAAATACTGTAAGCAATGCGAGAAGAAGAAAGAAGATAAACACTTTTATCCTAATAACAATTCTCGTTGTAAGAAATGTATATCTATAAATAACAAAGAAAAATCAACTGATGTCCCAAACAATGAAGGCTATATCTATGTAATTATCAATAAGGCTTGGAAAGGCTATTACAAGATTGGTCAAACAATAAATTTAGCAAAACGTTTAGGCTCGTATCAAACTGCTAGTCCCAAGAGGGATTATAAATACTTAACTACTATAAAAGTACATAATATGAATGTATCTGAGAAAGCAGTATTGGACGAACTAAGAAAATTCTATGAGGTCAAAGGTGAGTGGGTACTTGCTAGTAGACCTGAACATATCATACACCTAGTGGAGGGAATTAATGACTAGAGCAGAACTAGAAATGGCGGCACTCAATGACTTCAAGATATTCCTGAAGCTTACTTGGGAGCATTTAAGACTACCTGACCCTAGTGAATTACAATATGAGATAGCGGACTTCCTACAAGAAGGTCACAGTCGTCAAGTTCTTCAAGCCCTTCGTGGTGCTGGTAAGACTTGGGAGACAGGTGCTTTTGCGGCTTGGAGATTACTACGCGACCCAAATGAAAAGATACTTATTGTATCTCAATCAGGAGCACACTCAGATAATATTGCTATATTCATCAGAAAGATAATCGAAACAATGCCGATACTACAACACTTAATACCAAAGAAATCTAAAGGTCACCGTACCTCTAATGTTTCTTTCGATGTTGATGGTTGTGAAGTATCGGTTCAACCTTCTCTAAGAGCTTTGGGTATTACCTCACAGCTACAGGGAAATAGAGCATCACTTCTAATTGCAGATGATGTTGAAGGGCAGCAAAATAGTGCTACCGAAATGAGACGTGAACAGTTAAGAGTGCAGACAGCAGAGTTCGAGGCAATCCTTCAGACTACTGATGGTGCTCAGATACTTGTTCTTGGTACACCTCAATCTGCTGAGTCTATTTATAATGGATTTAGAGAAGATGGGTATGTAACTCGTATATTCCCAGCTCGTTATCCTGAAGAGACTTCAATCTATGAAGGATGTCTAGCTCCTTATATGACGGAGAAGATGGAAAGAGACCCTAGTATAATTGGTACTACAACAGAGCCAAGGTTTACTGAGGAAGACTTGATTATGCGTGAGAACCGTTATGGTCGCTCAGGCTTTAAATTACAATTTATGTTAGATACAACATTGAGTGATGCAGAAAAGTATCCTCTTAAATTGAAAGACTTAATCGTAACAGACTTAGATGACTTTTCCGGGCCGAGTGCAATCACTTGGAGTTCAGAGCCTTCTAAGGAAATAGATACAATACCTAATGTAGGGTTTAGAGGCGATAAACTCCATAGACCCGGAACATACTCAGATGACCTTAAGAACTATGAGGGTGTAATCCTAGCGATTGACCCGGCTGGTACAGGTACAGATGAAATGGGTTGGTGTGTTGTTGCTCACTTACTTGGTAGATTGTATGTATTAGACTTTGGTGGCATACGTGGTGGTTATGGTGAAGCAAACTTAATGCGTCTTGCTCGTATCGCTAAGAAGTATAAGGTAAATGACTGTTACATCGAAGCCAACTTTGGTGATGGTATGTTTAGTTCATTACTATCTCCTATTATGAATGCAGTATATCCTTGTAATCTTGAAGAGGTTAAGGTAACTATGCAAAAAGAAGTGAGAATAATTGATACATTAGAACCTATAATGAACCAACATAGACTTATCTTTAACTATAGTAGTTGTTTAAATGATGTACAGTTTGGTCTTAGAGAACCTCAGAACATGATGTACTCTTTAATGTTTCAGTTAAGCCATATTACTCGTGATAGACAATCATTACGTCATGATGATAGACTAGATGTATTAGCTTTAGCAGTTAGTTATTGGTTAGAACGAGATATACTCGACCAAAACATTGATACAGCTATGGCAAGATACAAAGAGAAACAACTTGACGAAGCCCTTAAAGACTTCCGTAAGAACTTTAGGACTAACCCTATGGCTGGTAAATTTAAGCCTAAAGCTAAGTCTGCCTTAAAAGGCCTTAAATCCTTCAGATAGCCCTTAACCACGGGGCTGTGAAGCATTATTGTAATTAGAGTGGACATATTAGGAAGAGCGTATCAAATATTACTAACTCAGTTAAAGTATTGTTACCTTATTCCAGCCTCAAACATTATAACCATAGTGGTCTTAATAGTTCCCTCTTGCCTCCGAGGGTTCTCTTAAGCCTATGCTGGTAGTAATAATCAATATGTATCAGCCATGGAACAACACACTCAGCAGTGCCATTGGTAGTAAGGGATGAGCTCCTCGATACCTCTAGGGATTGTTACTTTGTTTGGGAGCTGGAAGAACGAAATCAATACCCTAATCTAGTTAAAGTAGTTCTTATTACTCTGTTTGGATTGCTTAGGTTTCTACAAGGTTCTTGTATCGCTGTTTGGATTGCTCAACATACCTTACAGCCTCCGAGTACCTTGTAGAGTCCTAACGTTTCGTAGCCTACCTCTCGAGCAAGACACAGTTCTTCAGGAAGTTTAATGTGGCTGCAAGAACCTCTAGGGTGCTTTGAAAATTACCTTAGAAATTCCAATGGGTATCATCATATCACAGAGTTCCCAAAGTCCCCCCATAGCCTCTCCAAGATACTCAGGCTACCTCAGAGTTTCTTCAAGTTTCTTTAAACACCTCCAAATCACTCACTTACTATTGTTAATTGTTACCTTATGCTACACTATGAGCCTTTAAGAGCC